ATAAACCCATAGTTATGACAATACCTGAAATCGCAAAAAAGTACGGAATATCCGAAGCTTACTTAAACGCAAAAGATGATGCACTTCAAATAGCAGCTGCATCTTTAATAGACCTTAAAGGAATGTTGGAAGCAAACCAACCAAAAGCTCCAATTGCAGCAAAAATGCAGTTTTTAGCTGATTTTCTTTACGATGTAAAGAATTCTAATCATTAATTTGGCAAATCCCCAAAAAAGTTGTATATTTGTATAGAATATACTAATAATGGTATCTGGGAAGAACAAACTAACAGTCATTAACATTTTAGACACCGCTTTGGGTGTAGGTTCATCCTTAAAGGGAAACGAACAGGCCCATCACTGTCCATTTTGCAATCACCACAAAAAGAAACTACAAGTAAACTTAGATACTCAAAGATGGCATTGCTGGGTATGTGATTCTAAGGGTAGAAGTATCCAATCCCTCCTTCGCAAACTCAATGTAGATATAAGAGACCTCAATAGATTGAAAGATATCTATGGTGAGGATGATTATACATTAGTTGAGAAAGATGAGTATGTAGCTAAGTTACAATTACCATCAGAATTCAAACAATTACACTTCAAACCAAAAGGATTCCAACCTGAATACAATCAAGCACTTAATTACATTAAAGAAAGAGGTATTACTCAAGCTGATATCGTTAAATACAACATCGGATATTGTTCTGATGGATTGTACTTTGGCAGAATCATTGTACCTTCGTATGATGCGAATGGTGACTTGAATTACTTTGTAGCTCGTTCATATTACAAAGAGGAACGAATGAAGTATAAGAATCCGCCGGTTAATAGAGATGTGATTGTGTTTGAAAATCAAATCAATTGGAACGAACCTATTACTTTGGTAGAGGGAGTATTTGATTCATTTTCAGTTAAACGAAATTGTATTCCTTTACTTGGTAAATTCTTATTGAATAAATTAAAGAACAAGATTATAGAGAACGGAGTTAAGGATATAACAATACTACTGGATTCAGATGCTATTGCAGATTCCACAAAGCATACTGATTATTTTATAAAGAATGGTATTAATGTAAAGAATATTATACCAAAAGGAAAGGATGCAGGAGATATGGGATTTAAAGCAGTTAGAGAATTATTAAAAGGAGCAACACAAACTGGATGGGATGATTTAGTTCTATCCAAACTAAATAATATATGAGGTTAAAGAGAATTTATCACATTGCGGATATACACATTCGTAATATAAAAAGACACAAAGAGTTTAGAGAAGTATTCTACTCAATGTTCGAAGAAATCAAAAAGAGAGGAACTGAAGATTCTATTATCTACTTAGCTGGAGATATCGCTCACGCTAAATTAGAAATGAGTCCCGAATTAGTTAGTGAGATTAGCTGGTTGTTTACGGAATGTAACAAACTATGTCCCACTATTGTAATCGCTGGTAATCACGATTGTAATATGAACAATTCGGACAGATTAGATGTACTTACTCCAATCGTTGATGCATTAAAGTTACCAAACCTAACGTATTTAAAGGATACGCAAGTTTATGGAATAGGTGATGTTGATTTTGCAGTATTTAGTATATTTGATAACAAAGATAATTGGCCTAAAGCTAATACTTTATTTGGTAATAAGAAGATTGCACTATTTCACGGACCTGTTGATAACTCTACAACCGATGTGGGGTATGTGGTTAGTAGTAGACATTTTACAACTGAAATATTTGATGGATATGATTTAGCCTTATTAGGAGATATACATAAAAGACAAGAGATGATATCACCAAGCGGATGTAAGGTAGTGTACGCCGGCTCTTTGGTACAACAAAACTTCGGTGAGACATTAGATAAGCACGGATTCTTAGTTTGGGATTTAGATACAATGACCTATGAGGAAGTTGATATCCAAAACGATTATGGTTATTACACGTTAGATATTGATGGTGGTATTGTGCCGGATGTAACTGATATGCCGTTGTACCCTCGTTTAAGAGTAAGGATATCTAATACGGATACCGCAGATACAAAGAGAATGATGGCTGATATTACGGCAAAGTATGGTGTGGAGGACTTTACAATCATTAGAACGGATACATTCAATAAGAAGAAAACCAACGATAGAGAAGCAAGGTTAGAAGTAGATAGCATAGCTGATATAAACCATCAAAACTCTTTAATAGGGGAGTATATTGAACGTATGATGCCATTCGTAACGAAAGAGGACTTAGCTGGAATAGAGAAAATCAATCGTGACATTAATAGTAGAATACAACCATCAGAACTACAAAGAAACATAAGCTGGAAACCAATTAAGTTTGATTTCAGTAATATGTTCTCATACGGAGAGAGAAATGTTATTAACTTTGATAAGGTAACTGGATTGATGGGATTATTCGCACCAAATGCACAGGGTAAATCATCCCTATTTGATGCAATCTCATTTTGTTTATTTGATAAGTGTAGTAGGGCTTACAAAGCATCTGCTATTATGAACAATCGTAAATCTGATTTCCATTGCCAATTAGAATTCTCCGTAGATGGAGTTATCTATGGTATTCGTAGAGAGGGTAGAACAATCAATAAGGGAAAGAACGTAAAAGTGGATGTTGATTTTTGGAGAGAGGGAGATAGTGGTAGGGAATCACTTAACGGAACGGAACGTAGGGATACAAACCAAGTCATTGAAACCTATGTGGGTAGATATGAGGATTTTATTATGACAGCCCTTTCACTACAAAGTAACAACGCACTATTCATTGATAAATCACAATCCGAAAGGAAAGATTTGATGGCTCAGTTTATGGGCTTGGATATATTTGATAAGCTGTATGATACTGCTACCAACGATATCAAAGATGTGAACGCACTTATCAGAAATTTTAGAAAGACCGACTTCACTTCGGAATTAGCCCAAAAAGAAAACGACTTGAATTCAAAGAGAGAGGAGTATGATAGTTTAGATGCGGATAAAATAGAATTAGAAAAAAGAAAAGGTGAGTTTGATGAGCAAATAATAAATCTATCTCAACAAATCGTTCCAATTCAAGGAAACTTAAATATTGATACTTTAAACTCAAAACTTAAAACAATTGAAGGTGATTTAACAACTTGGGGTGATACTAAATCCAAATTAGTTGAAAAGCATACGGAAGTTAAAGAGTTGGTTAGAGAAGCCAAAGAAATGATTGATTCCAAAGTTACTATAAACGGAACTGATATTAGTGAAGCACAAATCCAATTAAATTTAGTTAAAGGACAAATCAAAGATACTTTACATCAGATTGAATTATTAGAACAATCAATTGAAACTAACAAAGAGAAGTTATCACATTTAGCAGAGCATGAGTATGACCCTAATTGTAACTTTTGTATGAACAATGTATTCGTAAAAGATGCACGGGAAACCGAAAAGAAATTAGGAGAGCAAGGTAATCAATTAGAAATACTAAACATATTACATGGTGCTCTTATAACTCAATTAGGTGAATTGGCTGGAGTTGAAGACCAATTCCGTCAATGGAAACAATGGACTGATGAGCATAGTAGATTAATTACATTAAGAGAAAGATTAGAAGCCGATGGTAAAACCGCAGAATCAAGAATTGAATTACTACAACATCAATTAGAAACAGCAAAAGCTGATATTAAAAGATATAATGATAATGTAGAAACAATTACAAACAATACTTCTTTAGTAAATCAAATTGAAAATATTAAAGAGGAAAAGCAAGGTATTGAAACTCAAATATCTAATGTCAATAAAAAGATGCTAAAATTAATGTCGGAGGTAGGTGCAACAAAAACCTACATTGATAATATGGTAGCTAAAATGGAAGAAGTAAAAGAATTGGAAAGTAAAAACCAATTATATACATTCTACTTAGATGCGGTGAAGAAAGATGGAGTACCTTACGAACTAATATCCAAAGCACTTCCAGCAATTGAAAACGAAGTGAACAATATATTAGGACAAGTGGTAGACTTCTCAATATCTATGGATACCGATGGAAAGAACATTAACGCTAGAATCGTTTATGAGGACCAGGAATGGGCTTTAGAGATGTGTAGTGGTATGGAGAAGTTCATATCGGGATTAGCAATTAGAGTGGCTCTAATTAACATATGCAACCTACCCAGACCAAACTTCTTAGTTATTGATGAAGGATTTGGAACATTGGATGCGGATAACCTATCATCCCTATTTATGATGATGCAATATCTTAAAACTCAATTTGATTTCATTTGGGTAATATCCCACTTAGAACAAATGAGAGATATTGTGGATGGACTTATTGAAATTAAAAAAGTAAATGGGTTCTCTAAGATTAATTTCTAGTAACTGGTAATACATTTTTAGGTGTGGTCTTATTCAAAGACTGCACCTTTTCTTTTATAAGGGTCTCTACTAACCCATTTATTTTATATCCTTTCTCTTTACAAAATTCCTTTAATGCTTGATGTATTTCAGCATCTATTTGTATCATTGCGTACTTTTTCATAACTTTCTTTAGTTTTCTTTAGTTTTCTATATATAATTATAAAGATAAATAATTATTGGAATATTTATCATAGAATAATAGAAACTATACATGGCAAGAATTAAAAAATACTCCCCAACGATTGACCCGCATTTAAAATACTACGAAACATTTTTAGTAGATACTGCGCCCAATTCAAGATACTTTAAGATTACAGAGTTTAAAGATACTTTTACTGGTGGTAAAAATGGATTTTTAATTGAAGGTTCTCCTGAACTTTTGGAGTCTACGGAAATTAAGATTGAAATTTTAGATGTTGAAGGAAACCCAATTTATTTTGAACCAGGTAATGGTATACCTGAATACTATGAAGGTAATTCTAAAGTTATAGCAGTTTATGTTTATGAGGATACCCCAATAGGTACGGCTGATATTACTATATTAGGTGAATTAAAAAAATATTATGATGGTGTTCAATTAAAAGATATACCTGATGAGTGGAAAGGTATTTATAATGTAAAATGGCAGAGAGATTTTAAAGTAAACAAATTACTTTCAAATGAAGAAAAAGTAAGATTTTATAAAAGACCTACCATTACTATTACTGAAATTGTTAAACCTTTATTTACAACAATTTTACAACCAACTGTATTAAATGGGTTTGTTAAAGGGACTCCAATAGCACCATCTAATGAAACCTATTTAAAAGATTGGACATTACCAACGTACTATAAACTAACGGCTGAAAATGATGGAACTAACCCCGCTGTATTTTTTACAGGTTCTATGGTAGGTACAAAATTAAATTTTAGTCATCAAGTTTATGATGATATTAAAAACTTTAATCTTCCATACACCGACCCAATATTCGCTGCAGTAAATAGCTATTCACCAACTGTAGTAGAGGTATTAAACTCTACTGAAATATTAGTAACCCAACCATTTACGATAGATAATAAATTTGGAAATCCATTTGTACAACCACTTCCAATTACTTTTCCAAAAAACCCCTTACCTTATGATTATAATGGCGATGGTACTAATGATTCAATTGGATTTACTCAACAAGCCTTGGGTGTACCATTTACCGCATCTTTTATTGATACTAAAAATATTATTAATATAGCAAGTGCACTAACTGGTTCATTTGCAAAAATAGATATAAGAGAATTAAGGACATTTACAGGTGATGTAGCTAGAGTTAGGATATTCAGAAAATCTCAATCAGATGTAGGAAATTATCAATTTACTCAAGAGGTGTTATTGGAATCAAATGAACTATTAGTAGATTATACTGTAGAAACAAAAAACCAAGAAAATTATGGTATATTTACAGAACCAATTATAACTGATTATTGGGATGCATCGGCTGGATTGACTACAACATTTAATCAAGATTATTTATACGATTCCGTAGAATTGGATGCTGGGTCTGTACCTAAATATTTTAGTACAAAAGATACATTTACTTTAAATGAAGGTAAGGAATATGCTTTAAGTTTTAATATTAGAAAAAACGGAATAGATGATACAAGTTATTTAAGAGCATTTATAAGTGGTTCAAGACAAGTAACAACAAACGGAGTAACAAAAACAATACAAATTCAGCAAGATTTTGTAAAAATATATACTGACCCCATTATATTACAAAAAACTACATCTACTAATAATATAAAAGTAGAACAAATAGATAATGCAAAACTTTATTTTGAAGTAAGAGGAACTAATTGGTATATAGCAAATGTAAGTTTAGTTGCTGCACAAGAAACAGCATTTTCTCCTGATGAAATAACATTTATACAATCAGTACCAAGAACATTAACAGCAGAAACTTTTGATTATCGTTTTGAATTTTATGATATAAATAATAACTACATACCTGTAAAAGTTGAAACTCAAAAACTTTTTACTGGTGGTAATTTACAAGCAATTAAAAAGGGTATTTTCTTTAATCCAAAAATTTTAACATTTACATTTGATTCGGCATCCCATCCAGTACCACCAACTACACAATCATTTAATGTAGAAAAGTTTTTAATTACTGGTTCTATAACTTATACATCACAATCTTATGATTATAATGGTAATTTATTATCTGGATTAGATTATCTTACTGCAGAAGGAATGCCTGGTTTATTAGATTTGTTCGACCCATTATCAGCATCTGATATAGATAATCCATCTATGACAGTAAATCATTTTACAGGTTCAAACGCAGATAAAACAGTCCAACTTATTAAAATTACAGGAACAACTGAAGGTTATTCAGATACAGTTACCTATGTTAGAATATTGGATGGGTTTGGTGGAGTAAACCATATTATTAGACCTTATAGAGGAACACAAATTAGAAACAGTAGTACTCAAAGTTTAGAAGTACAAGCAATTAGAATAGATGGTATAAATGATATAGAATTAAGTGCAGCATCAAGACCTGATAAAAAATGGAATTTAATCCAACTGCATGTACTGAGCGGTTCACAACCTTATCAAAAATTTATTAATTTAGAGAAAGCAAATAGTAGCGGGTTTGTGCAAGGATTAAGTGTTGGTGAATTAGGTAGTAAGGAATTAAACTTTAATGCCGTATTTAATCGTGATTCTATCAATAAAAGAATAACGGTATATATGATTGATTCTGCATCAGCAGCATACGATTGGGCATATAATACATCTGGTTCTGTTTTAGCATCTCAAATATTAGAAGATTTGCAAGATGGATTGGATAGTGGTATAGTTAAATTTAATGCAGATACATTTAATATTGATTTTAGAAATAGTCTATTATTTGCACCACCATCGGCATCAGCAACTGCGTCATTTTATATAAGGGGTTCGAATACCCAAACAGTAACTGCATCTTTCCAAGTATTTCCATCTATGTCAATTAATGATTGGTATGAGCCTGAATATTGGATATATTATACTACTCAAAGTGTGGATACTACAATATCAGTATCAGCTATTGATGAGAAAAAAAATGTTGTTAATGCTGGGGCAATCGGTTCGTATATAGGAGCTAATAATAAACAAAGTAAAAATTTAACATTAACATTTACATATACTGAACCATATACTAATGCAACTGCAAATATAGATAAAACATTTACTATTGTACAAAGTGGTAAACCTGGAGATGAAACTATAATATTTGAAGTAACCCCTGCTAATGTAACATTAAATGCAAATTCAAAAGGAACGGTATTGGATTACAAACCATCAATTACTGATATTAGATTAAAGCAGGGGTCTAGGTATCTATTGTTTACCGCTAGTGCTGGTAATCCTGGTAAAGGAAACGATGGTACATTCCATATAGCTCAAAATCAAATAACATCAATAAACATAAATTCTGGTAGTGTTTATTTCAATAATTCATATACATCATCTTTAAGTGCTAGCGCAGCATCTAATTTTGTTCAATTAAGTGGTAGTATTACATATCCACTAATCATACATCCTTATTACACATCATCAATTTATACGGCAAGTGTTGTACAGCAATTTACAAAAGCTGTAGACGGAGCACCACCAATTCAGGTAATAATAAATCCTGCAAATGTTAATTTAGGAGCAGACCAAATTGGTATTGTTAAAGATTATAATCAAGCAAATACAATAATCAAATTAAAAGAAGGAACTGATTATTTAGTATATACAAATACTCAACAACCTGGTACTTTTAGAACATCATCGGTTACACAAACAAATATTAGTGTATCCACATTAACAGCAGACCCATCCGATACAACAAATTTAATTGTAAGTGGATATAGTGCTATGAATTCTAATAGTGCTAGTATTCAATATAATTTTGATGTATATCCATACTCACTTTTACCTGGCCATAGAACTGGTTCAATTGCAGTTAGTGGTTCTCAATATTTTACAAGAACGAAAGATGGGCAAACTGCAAGAAGTGTAACTCTAACAGCAAATTCTTTAGTAATAACTTTTGATGGAGATTCTTCGAATCCTGATCCTGGTACTATTACATTAACAGCAAAATCATTTGGAGTAACTGGTTCGGCATACTATCAATTTTTTAAAGATGGAATTTCATTAGGTGCACCGCTTACCGGCACTACAAAAAATTTAAATTCATCATATCTTCCTATTGCTAATGCTAAGTCTGTATATAAAGTTGAATTAAGAGATGGCTCAGCCACATTACCTGTTGCAGCAACTGCCGAAATTACAATAGCTGGTGTTAAGGCTGGTGGTGATGGTTATACTGTAACTTTAACAAATGAAAATACATCTATTGTATATAAAGTATCTGGTGCAACTACAACAACGGGAACTGGTACAAGTATATTAGCAAGTAAAGGAACAACAGCATTACAACATGTATCTACATTTAATAATCAAACCTATGATAATGATGGAACTTATATAGGTTCTTTAGGGCAATATAAAGTTACAATAGATAGTAAATCTGGTTGGTTGGCTTTAGCTGGTAGTCTTGTATCTGGGAGTACTGTACCAACTGTTTCAAATGTAGCTGTTCTTGGAGACATATCAGGATATACAAGTCCTAATTTATATCCAACGGCAAATATAGTTTTTAAAGTAGATGTAGAGGATGGTAGAGCAGTATATTATAAAACAGAATCAATAGCAGTTCAGTATGAAGGAAACACTGGACCTGGTATAGTAATGAGAGGAGTTTATAAAGCTACAACAAATTATATTGGTAGTGTAGAAACAACAAACTATCGTAGAGATGCAGTAATATATCCAGACCCAACAACTGTAGTAGATGGTGTAACAACTTACTATGCAGCTGTTAGTGGTAGTGGGCCTGCAAGTAGTGTACATGCACCAAACGCAGGTGGTAATAATGATTGGTGGCAGTATTTAGGAACTCAAGAATTCTTCATAGCAGCTAAGATTGCAATATTTGATGAATCGTATGTAAAGAATACAATTAATGTTGGTACTTACGCAGATACTTCAAAATTTGCAAATGTAATTATAGCCGGCGGTAGAACTGACCCATATATCGCTATTGGGCAGCATGGTACATATGGAACTGGTAGTGGTGGGTACTCACCAACAGACCCTGCTATTATTGGATATGGACAAGAGGGTATTTATTTAGGAATATACGAATATCCAGCAGTAAACGGAACTACTGGTAGATTCTCAATTAGTAATGCGGATGGTAGTAAGGCACTTAAATGGGATGGTTCTCAATTAATTATCAGAGGTTCGATAAAACAAACTGACGCTGGTGCAAATGAACCAACATTAAAAGGAGTTTGGGCATTCGGTATTACTTACTATAATAATGATGTAGTTAGTTATGATGGAAAATCTTGGATATGTACATCTGCAACATCTCACTTTTCAACTAATAATACAAATAGTACAACTGGATATCCTGGCTTTGGTCCTTGGAGTACATATATTGATAAAGGTGATACTGGAGCTGGTGTAGTATATAGAGGTCCATTCACAATAGGAACGGCATATAGTAGTAGTGCGGTTAGAAAAGATGTTGTACAAGGTATTGACGGTGCATACTATCTATCTAAATTAACATATATACCAGCTAATACTGATTCAAGACCTGGAGTAGGGCAAACTGCACCAGCTGGTTCAACCGCTGGTACATATTGGCAAACATTTGGAGCAACATTTAGCTCAGTAGCAACTGATATATTATTAGCACAAGAAGCTACAATAACAAGAGGATTAGTTATGGGTAGTGATGCTGGTGGTATTGGCGTAATACGTTCTGTTGATGCATATTCTTTTACATCTGGTAGTGGGTTTTTTATGGATAAAACTGGAATAGCTAGATTCGGAAATCCCGCGGGTAATCAAATAAAATTTGATGGAACTGATTTCCAAATTACTGGTTCAATAAATGCAACGGATGGACAAATTGGAGATTGGGTTATTGATGAAACTACAAGAGCATTAAGAGATAGTGATTCTCAATTAATATTTGACCCAAATGTTCCTGAAATACAATTTTATACTGGAAGTGGTGAAGGTAGGAGTAAAAAGGTAAGTATATCCCCACTAAAATTATTATCGGATTCTGGCGGCGGTTCAAACACTGTAAATTTCACAGGTTCATATTCGCCAGCAAATCCATCAATAACAACAAATGCAGGTGATGGTTCACCCGTATTTGTAACTAGTTATTCAACAAAAACATCGACTGGTGGTTCTTCATCAAATGGTACATTTACACCAGCTGACGCAGGTGATTATCAACTAACTATTGTTACTCCTAGTTTTGCAGTAGAAACCGGACCTGATACAATATCACATACTTCAACTGAACCAGACTTTGAAGCACCTTACGATGGATACATACATACCGGATATTCTAATGCACAACAAGCATCTGCTGTTTTATATATAGAAGCCGTAAAAGTTAGTGATAATAGTGTAGTTGGTAGTCACCTTATTGGAAGTTCTACTTCCGTTGGGGCAAAAAATGTAGCTGGCTATTGGATTGGGTATCTTGGATATCTTTCTGTTACAGGCGATACATTAATTATAAATGAATTTGGAAACGAAGTTTATGCTAGAGATATTATTAGTGGACAAAATATAACTGCATGGAATTGGAGTGATTCGTTTAGCACATATAAAGTAGAAAATGTAAAAAGTAGAACTATTGATAAAGTATTCAAAGTTTCTGCTGGAGGTAATGAAGTAAAAGTATCAGATTCGCATGGATTTTGGTTAGATGGTAACGAACAAATCAAAGCTAAAGATTTAATACCGGGTGTTAGTAAAATAAATATAAGAGATGGTAATACTATTAAATTAGTAATTGTAGATGATGTGGAAATAATTGAGGGTGATGAAATGGTATATACATTCTCTGTACCTGGTGTAAATAACTATATTTCAAATGGTATAATATCTCACAATAGTCCAATGGGCATGACAAACTGGGTAGAAGTACCTGAAAGTATCAACGCAGGTGGTTATGGCGCAATAAGTGGTTATACTCAGACAATAAATATGTATATAGATTCTACAACACCAGTACAATTTAGATATAGATTTTATTATTACGCATATTCAGGAGTTCAAACTGATATAGGAGCATCCCCACTTTCTTATACCACTACCTATTATCCTTGGACATTTAATACATGGACCACATCACCATCATTTGCTAGTTCTATTATAGTAAAAGCACCAACAAACTTTGTTGAAATTAATGCAGGTGGAATGCAAGTAGTATCAGATGAAAATAGATACGTTAAAATGGCAAGACAAGAAGTTGGAGTTGGAGTTTCCGATTTACTTAAAGTTTTGGGCGGAAATATTAAAACAGATACTATATTACCAAATGTGGCAGATACAAGTACTATTGGTACAAATGCGAATCAATATGGACATGTGTATGCTAATAATTTTACTAATAATGCATCTTCAGTAAGTGCAAACGGTTATACAAAATTAACAAATGGAATTATACTACAATGGGGATATGCAACCTACACTACAACAGCAACACCTGTGACATTTCCATTAACGTTCCCCACTGCTTGTACGTCTGTACATGTAACAACAAACAGACTTACTAATGGAGCAGGTGGATATAATCATGCTGGTGATGTAACAACAAGTGGATTTAAAGCAGTATTCGATGCAGTAGGTGGATGGTGGTCGGCAATTGGATATTAAAAAATAAAAATATATGATTTATTACGCAACATTTAATGAAACGGGAGACTATATTGGATTTTATACCAAAGAAATACATGGTGATAATATTCCAACCCCAAATGTAGAATTGACAGAAGAGCAATGGCAAGAAGCTATCACTGGTAGATATAAATTAATAGATGGGGTACATACTCATAATCCATTTACGCAGGAACAATTAGATACTAGAGAACTATCAATAGCTAGGAGTAAACGAAACAATTTACTTAAGGAATCAGATTGGACCCAATTACCAAATAATCCACTAACAGCTGAAAAGCAAGAGGAATGGAATGTATATAGACAAAAATTAAGAGATATACCAGAAACAATACCATATGTATTTCCAAATCCACCACTTTAATAAATTTGTAATAAAAAGTAAAAACTATATATTTATATATATAAAATAATATTATGGCAATAAAAACTGAAAAATTAGAGCAAGAAGTTCTAGAAAATATAACTTCTTTACAAAACAAAGCAGCAGAACAAGTGCATGTTTTGGGTGAATTTCACATTAGACTTAGAGAATTAGAGGCTGAAAAGAAAAGAATGCAAGAATTTGTATCTACAATTGAAGCTGAATATGACAAGTTAGCTACCACTTTAAATGAAACTCTTAAGGGATTGGAAACAAAATATCCTAAAGGAGAAATTGATTTAAAAGAGGGAACTGTTATATTTGATGATGGTCAATAAAATAAATTTGGCAATTTAAAAAAAGTTTCGTATATTTGTTACAACTATGAGTAAAAAGAAATTACTGTATATTTGTCCGCATCTTTCTACCGGCGGACAACCTCAATACACTTACAAGCAGATAAAGCAATTTATCAATGATTATCAAATAGAAGTTGTTGAAATAAACAATAGTGGTGGAAATGCGTTTGTAGTACAAAAGAATAGAATCAAAGCATTAGTTCCTGTTCATACATTAGGGGATAACAGAGCAGAAATAATTGATATCATTAATACTTTCAAACCTGATATTATACATTTTCAGGAGATTCCACAACATGATTTATCAACTGATATTTTAGATAGAATATTTTCGGATAAAAGAAAATATTTTATTGTAGCATCTACACATGGGTCTTTAACAAATCCTGAAGAAATAATTTACCATCCCGATAGATATATTTTAGTATCCGAATGGAGTAGACAAAAGTTTATTGATACTGGTGTTGAAACTGATATATGGGAATATCCAATCGAAGAATATGTGTTTGATAAAGCAACTGCACAAAAAGAATTAGGATTTGAATCTGATTGGAAGCATGTACTTAATGTTGGATTATTTGCACCAGGTAAAAATCAAGGTGAAGTATTTGCAATAGCAAGGCAATTAGAAAAATACAAAATTAAATTTCACTTTGTAGGAAATCAAGCTGGAAACTTTGAACATTATTGGGGAGATATAATGAAATACAAACCTGATAATTGTATTGTTTGGGGAGAACGGAATGATGTTGATACTTTTTACGCAGCATCGGATATGTTCTACTTTAGTTCTATAATTGAATTAAATCCGTTATCAGTTAAAGAAGCATTATCATACGGACTACCATCTATATTTAGAAAGTTACCAACTTATTTAGATACATACGATAATAATCCATTGGTTACATACATTGGTGATGATTTAAAAGTTACTAAAAAAATTATATTAGAAACTTTACAACCTGAATTCAATGAGATACCGGGTTGGTTTGTTTATGATACTATGTATGATGATATGGTTAAGAATGCTAAAGGTGGTGAAACTTTTGTTGAGTTGGGTTCTTGGTTTGGTAAGTCTACAAATTATATGGCAACTAAAATTAAAGAATCTGGTAAGAATATAAAATTCACAACAATAGATACATTTAAAGGAACTGCAGATGAAGGGTTGCATAATACAATAGTAAATGGTTCTTTTGATGGAGATATATTTTATGAATTTATAGATAATACAATCATATCAGATAACTACGGAACATTTGATATCATAAAAGATACATCACATAATGCTACCAACCAATTTCAAAATAACAGCATTGATTATATAATGTTAGATGGTGGGCATAGTTATGAGGATGTAAACGAAGATATAAAACTTTGGTATAATAAAGTAAAACCGGGTGGATATATTTCTGGAGATGATTATGGTGGTAGTTTCTTTCCTGGTGTTACTAAAGCAGTTGATGAATATTTTTATAATCAATGTGAAATTGGATTTAGAACTTGGAAAATGAAAAAACCAAGAATACAAATAAAGCATTTATTAACAAGACCTGATGATGCTAGAGAAAGAGTAAGTATTCAATCATTAAAGCAATTATCAAAATACGGAATGGATTATGTACAAATGATAAATACTCCATACGAAGGATTAGCACCTGTTGAAAATTGTAGAAGACCTGAAAATGTTAGTAAAGATAATAAGCCGGGTGAATTATATCCGGGAGCAGGTATTGGATATATTACGGGTAGACACTATGGTTGTTATCTAGCACATAGAGGAGCTTTGGAATCTATTGATGATACAAATTATGATTATACTTTAATATTTGAAGCAGATGCTTTTATTAATGTAGGTATTGAGGAGTTTGTTGAAATAGTACATAGAGCTTGTTTCATTTCACAAAGAGATAATGTTTATTATATAGGATTCGCAAATAATCCTTCTTGGAATAGATGGGGAGTTGATGAACTATTTGCAAAAACTGATTTTAATCAAGACCTTGCACATTGTTATTTAATTCCAAATCGACACAAGCAATTCTATATGGATAGACTGGAAGATATTGGATGGGATGTTGGTGATTTATGGTACAACCATGTATTCTATGACCATAGACATTTGAGATATACAACTAATAAAAATTATAGTAAGCAAGCTGAGGGCTATTCTTTATTAGATGAAAAAATAAAAAGTTGGAAAGAAAATTGGAACTAATGATATACGATAATTTAAAAAAGAATTTAAATAACATAATACAAATAAAAAACAAAGTAATTGTACACTTTGTTAGAGGACCTTTTGTTGAAGTAAAAGGAAATACAAATGCTGAGTATCGTATTGAATTTATAGATAGAAGTACTGGAAAAGTTATTCACACTGGAAACATAAAAAATAATATGTGGAGTAAGTGTAATATAGAATATTTTGTAAATTGGCAAATAAAGATATTCGAAAATGGAAAATTGTATGAGGAACATAACTACGATGCAACTGGTAAAAGAGTTTATATAGCTATGGATTCAAGAGCATTAGGTGATACATTGGCATGGTTTCCATACTTTGAAGAATTCCGAAAACAATGGGGATGCAAATTAATAGCATCAACCTTTATGAATGACATGTTTAAAGATGAATACCCAGATATAGAATTTGTAAATCCTGGCTCTGGTGTTGAAAATATATACGCAATGTATGGAGTTGGATTATATTATAAAGAAAATGATGAATATAATGAATATAAAAATCCAAATAATTTTAGAGAGCAAACAACGCAAAAAATGGCATCTGATATTTTAGGATTGGAATATAAAGAAGTTAGACCAAAAATAAAAAAGAGAGATGTTAAAATAGATAAACAATTAAAGCAAGTTTGTATTGGTGTATTTGGAACGGCTCAATCTAAATTTTGGAATAACCCAACAGGATGGCAGGATGTTGTAGACTGGTTGAATACTAGAGGTTATACAGTTAAATTAGTATCTAAAGAGGGAGATGACTATATGGGTAATAAACTACCAACCGGAATAATTAAACACCCAGAAGGACCATTAGAATTAGTTATGGATGAAATGAAAAAATCAAAAGCATTCATTGGAATTGGTAGTGGGTTGAGTTGGTTAAGCTGGGCCCTAAATGTTCCTACTGTATTGATTAGTGGATTCTCATATGATTGGGCTGAAATGCAGGATTGTGTAAGAATTGCGGCACCTAAAGGTAAATGTGAGGGTTGCTTTAATAGGATTAGATTAGATGCTGGGGATTGGAATTGGTGCCCTGACCATAAAGGTACTCATAAACAATTTGAATGTACAAGAACAATAACTTCAGATAGTGTGATAAAAGAATTGGAAAAATTCTTATAAAAATTTAAAAACAATATAGTTATATATATAAACAATAAAAAACATAAATTATGGCAGAATTAGATAACATTCCACAAACACAAACAGTGGAATTAGCACAAGTTAAATTAGATGACAGTACTTTTGAAAAAATTAAAGAGCTGAACAGTAGAGTTCAAAGTTTACTTTTAGAAGTAGGCTCTATATACATCAGAAGAAAAGAAATGGAAGAGGAAATTCTTAGAATGGCAGATGTATTAGAAGCTCATGAAAGTGAAATTAAATCATCTAATCTACAATTAAACGATATGGCATCTGAAATTGATGACAAATATCCTCAAGCAAGAATCAATGTAGCTGATGGTACTGTACAATATCAACCAGGTGCACCTACTAGAAAGCAACAACAAGCTGAACAGGCACAACAACAAAGTGGAGCATCTGACTTCAAAGTTGTAAAAGAATAATCTCATATATTTATATGATATAAGATATATCGTATAATGAATGAATTATCAAATTTTTTAGTAGAATCAATATTATTGGAAGCGGCCTCTATAAACAAAGTAATTGTTGTTTATTCTGGCCGCTTTCAACCTTTTCATAAGGGCCATTACGCAACTTATGATAATTTAGTACGCAAATTCGGAAAGGATAGTGTGTATATCGGAACTTCTAATGTTACCGATTCAAAGAAATCTCCATTTAATTTTAAAGAGAAGAAAGCAATAATGACAAATATGTTTGGTATTCCATCAAACAAAATTGTCAATATCAGAAATCCCTATGCACCTGAAGAAATTCTAAATAAATACGATGAAGATACAACTGGTTTAATAGTTGTAGTTGGTGAGAAAGATGAGCAAAGACTTGGTGGTAAATATTTCACACCATATAAAGGTAAAGTAACTGAACCTTTTTTAGATAGAGGATATGTTTATGCAGCACCAGCAGAATCAAACCCAATTAGTGGTACTGATGTTCGTTATTGGTTAAGTGCTGGAAGTGCTGCTGATAGAAAGAAAAACTTTACAAAAGCATATCCTAGATTTGATGACCAAATATTCAAATTAATTACCCTTAAGTTAAAGAGTTTAAAAGAATGTATTAATGAGGAAATTAAAATAAATGTAAAAATTGGAGATACTATTCTAATGGGTAGATTTAAAAATAAAAAAGTAGTTGTAAAAACAATAGGTACAGATGATTGGGGAATGCCAACAATCAATGGTAAGAAGGTAGCAACATTTAGAATTCCAAAAAAAGATAATTTAAAAGAAATGGGACTTGGTGGCGGAGCTGGTGTAGGTTTAAGTTTACCGGGTGGATATATTAATGGAGCACCTGATAGTAAAGATGTTAAGAAGAATAGCAAAAAACTTAACAACAACGGAATGAGTGGATATGAGGAGATTGATGAAGAAAATAACATTTTAGAATACACTGGAAACGAAGCGTTTGATAATGATACGGGTGGCACTACTGGACACACTTGGAATAAAGATTGGGAAGAATATGATAAAGCTGAATATTATTTAGAAGATTTAGAAGGTTGGGAAAATATGAATCATAAGAGTGATAAAGATGACAAAATAAGAAAAAACAAAGTTCCAATTTTTAATCACGACGATACAACTGATAAATACAATCGTATATTAAAGCATGATTTAAAATCTCCTAATGATTTTATAAAAGAATCATTAATAATGGAAGGTGGAGCTTATGGACATATGGCACATCCATTTGATATTGAGATGGGTTTAACATTTGGTGACCTTAAACAAATAGTAGTAAGAGCTCTTAATGGTGATTTGGAATTAGCAAGAGAAAAGACTGATGGGCAGGCATTGGCAATTAGTTGGGTAAATGGTAGATTGGTTGCAGCTCGTAATAAATCTCATTTAAAAGATAAAGGAGTTGGTGCTATGACAATAGGACAGGTAGCAGATAAGTTTGCTGGTAGAGGTGGATTAACTGATGCATACAATTTCGCTATGCAAGATTTATCTAAAGCAATTGGAGCCCTATCCGAACCTCAACGTAAGAAGGTTTTTAACGATGGTAGTTCGTTTATGAACTTGGAAGTAATATATCCAACGTCTGTAAATGTAATCCCTTACAATCAACCCCTATTAGTATTTCATGGTACATTTGATTATGATATGACTGGTACTATAATTGGACAAAATCAAGACGCAGCAAAAGTATTAGGTGGAATGATTAAGCAAGTAAATGCACACGTTCAATCCAAATATACAATACAGGGACCTCCAATGCAAACACTTCCTAAAACCGAACATCTTTCTAAATTACAAGGAAAGTATTTAGGAATGATTTCTAAACTACAATCTGAATTTGGATTAGCTGACTCTGATGGTGTAGCAGATTATCACCAAGCTTGGTGGACAAATTTTGTAGAAAAGGGAGCAAAGAAATTGGATGCACAGCAAAAGATAGGACTAATTAAAAGATGGGCTTTTGGAGATAAAAGCTTTCGTATAGCGGATATAAAAGATGATAAGATAAGAGCTTGGGCTGACCAAACAGATAAGCAAGACCAACAAAAGATATCAAAGCAAAATTTAATGAGATTTGAGGAAATATTCTTAGGTGTGGGAGCAGATGTATTATCATTTATGACATCAGTATTAACTGCAAATCCTGCAGAAGCTACTAAACAAATGAAAGCAAAATTACAAAGTACAATATCGCAAGTAAAAGCAAGTGGTGACCCTAAAAAGATTGCAAAACTTAAATTAGAATTAAGTAGAATGCAGGCTTTAGGTGGATTTGATAAAATCGTACCAAATGAGGGATTGGTATTTGTATATGGTGGAAACACCTATAAACTAACAGGTGCATTCGCACCCCTAAATCAAATTTTAGGCATATTTTTTGATTCTTAATCGTTTTTTTGATTTTGATATACTTATATATACAAATATATCGTATATAGTATGGCAAAGGAATTCAATAAAAAGTTTATGCATCCAACTCGTAGAAAGTTGGTTGATATGGTAATGCATGGTGCTGAATATGAAAAGGAATCATTTATTTCATTTTCTGGAGCAGATAAAGAAAAGGTAAAAAGAACAATTGGTGAAAAATGGACCGATGTAGATGGTAGGTCTTGGGAACAATTAGAAGCTGGTAAAATTGAAGTTTCCGAATTGGGTGACATTATGGCTGAAACAAGAGCTTACTTAGATAAGTTAAACACTTGTAAATCGGATAATTGTAAAACAATAAAAATAGGTAGAGTTGATAAAAAATTAATATCTAAAACAGGATATTGTTTACATTGTCTTTCTTTAAGAGAAGCTCAAATTAAATATGATGGATTGTGGAAAGAATATGAAGATTATAAAATATATTCCAATATGATTGCACATGGTAAAGATGTAATTGCACAATTTCAACAAGCATATAATGACGCAAAGCAAACTTATGAAGTAGTTCAAGAAGATGGTAAAATTGAAACTTGGAGTATGGAAAGAGATGTTAATGAATTGAAAGCAGAAATAATGACGGATATTATTAATTTTGAAAAAGAAATAGAAGAAGTTACAAAATTAAGAAATGAGGCTTACAATAAACTAAAAGATAAAAATTACGATTTAGTAAGACCTCTTAAAGATTAATATGAGCACTGGTATAACACAAAAGAAATCGTTAAAAGATATTATTGCCGAAGAATATAAAAAGTGTGCGGTAGACCCTATTCACTTTATGAAGAAGTATTGTATGATTCAGCATCCTGTAAGAGGTAAGATACCATTTCAATTATTCCCATTTCAGGAAAAGACTTTAACACAATTTAAAGACAATAGATTTAATGTAGTCCTAAAATCAAGACAAACTGGCATCTCAACACTTTGTGCTGGTTTTGCACTTTGGAAAATGATATTCAATACTGATTTCAATGTGTTGGTAATCGCAACAAAGCAAGATGTAGCAAAGAATTTAGTAACAAAGGTTAGAGTAATGCATGAATTGCTTCCAAGCTGGCTTAAAGGTGGCTCTATGGAAGATAACAAGCTTTCCCTTCGTTTACAAAATGGTTCTCAAATTAAGGCTATTGCTAGTTCTCCTGATGCAGGACGTTCTGAAGCATTATCACTTCTTATATTTGATGAAGCAGCTTTTATTGATGATATTGATGAGATTTGGGTGGCAGCTCAATCTACACTTTCAACAGGTGGAGCTTGTATAGCACTATCTACTCCGAATGGTGTTGGTAATTGGTTTCATCAAACTTGGTTAGGAGCAGAAGAAAGCACAAACCCATTTAATACAATCAGATTACATTGGACAGTTCATCCTGAAAGAGACCAAAGGTGGAGAGACGAGCAAGAGAAGTTATTGGGTACAAAGAAAGCAGCACAAGAGTGTGATTGTGATTTTATATCTTCTGGTGAAACTGTAATTGAACCCGAATTATTAATGTTCTATAAAGAAACATATGTAATACCACCGATTGAGAAAGGTGGATTTGATGGAAATCTTTGGAAATGGGAACATCCTGATTATTCAAAATCATATATGGTAGTTGCCGATGTGGCTAGAGGTGATGGTGGGGATTATTCTACTTGTCATGTAATTGATATTATTAATTCAGTACAGGTTGCGGAATATAGAGGTAAGGTGGATACCAAAGATTTTGGAAACTTCTTAGTTGCACTTTCAACGGAATATAATGATGCTTTACTTGTAATAGAGAACGCAAATATTGGTTGGGCAACAATTCAGCAAGTAATTGATAGAGGATACAAAAACTTATTCTATATGAGCAAGGATTTAAAATACATTGATATACAACATCAAATGACAAACAGATATAGAAGTGAAGAAAAGGGATTAGTAGCTGGATTTTCAACTACTTCTAAGACTAGACCTTTAATCATATCTAAATTAACGGATTATTTTAGAGAGAAATCAATTATAATTCGTTCTGCTCGTTTAATAGATGAGTTATTTACATTTATCTATATGAATGGTAGGGCTGAAGCAATGAAGGGTTATAACGATGACTTAGTTATGGCTATATCAATTGGATTATGGGTTAGAGATACTGCACTTCGTTTAAGACAAGAAGGTATTGATTTAACCAAACAAGCGGTAAGTAGTATTACATCAAACACATCTCAAGGGATTTATGGTGGTAATGATACAATGAATGATAACCCTTGGAAAATGAGAGTTGGGGATGATTTTGAAGATTTATCCCAATGGTTGTAGTGTTTTGATATTTTACGATATTTATGTTATATAATGTCAAAATAGAAAACTGATAAAATAAATTATGGCAGAACAAGAATTAGATGACAGTAAAAGTTTTTTTGGTAGACTAAAGAAATTATTCTCAACAAATGCTATTGTTACCGTTGATAAAGATGGTAAGCGTAGAGTTGTTGATACGGATGAAAAACAAATGAACACAAATTTTGTTAATCTTAGAGATAGATATACAAAATTACAAAGGTCATACTACGAAACCAATCAGGGTGCACAATCAATGGCATACCATCAGGTTCGTAGAGAATTATTTAGAGATTATGATGCTATGGATAATGACCCAATTATAGCATCTGCATTGGATATATATTCAGATGAATCCACAACAAAGAATGAGTATGGTGATATATTGGCAATTAAATCATCAAACGAAAATGTAAGTGCAATACTACATAACCTATTTTATGATATTATAAACATAGAATTTAATCTTTGGCCTTGGACTAGAAATTTAGTAAAGTACGGAGATTTCTTTTTAGCATTAGAAATGGCAGAGGGTAAGGGTATTATTAATGTAACTCCATATTCTGTATATAATACGGAAAGGTTGGAAGGTACTGACCCAATGAATCAAAACTATGTTAAGTTTAAGGTTGAATTAGATAGATTTGGTAAAAAAGAATATGAGAACTATGAAATGGCTCACTTTCGTTTATTATCAGATACAAACTTCCTACCATATGGTAAGGCTATGATTGAAAACGGCCGTAGAGTTTGGAAACAATTACAATTAATGGAAGATGCGATGTTAATTCATCGTATTATGAGAGCTCCTGAAAAGAGAATATTCAAAATTGATATTGGTAATATCAACCCTAATGAAGTTGATAACTATATGCAAAAGATTATTAACAAAATGAAGAAAACTCCATTTGTTGATAAAAATAGTGGTGATTACAATTTAAAATACAATATCCAAAACCTTACGGAAGATTTCTTTTTACCTGTTAGAGGTGGTGATAGTGGTACATCAATTGATAACTTAGCTGGATTAGATTATTCAGCTGTTGAAGATATTGATTACTTAAAAGCTAAATTATTTGCAGCACTTAAAATACCTAAAGCATTTTTGGGATATGAGGAAGATGTAAATGGTAAAGCAACTTTAGCAGCACAGGATGTTCGTTTTGCTAGAACTATTGAAAGAATTCAAAGAACAATTGTTAGTGAATTATATAAGGTAGCAATTGTACACTTAGCTGGACAAGGTATTGATGATTCTGAAATGACAAACTTCCAACTTACTTTAACAAACGCTTCTACAATATATGAGCAAGAAAAAGTAAACTTATGGAGTGAAAAAGTTAGATTGGCAAGTGATATGAAAGCATTAAACATGTTATCTACCGATTGGGTTTATCATAATATATTTGGTATAAGTGAAGATGAGATGGATACCGAAAGAGCTAAAATGGTATTAGACCTTAAAGATAGATTCCGTTATAATTCAATTGAACAGCAAGGACAAGACCCAGCAAATCCACCACAACAACAAAATGTGGAGGAGGAGATTGAAAAAATGAAGCAGGAGATTGTGGATAATAAAGGTGGTAGACCAAGAGAGGGAAATACTTACGGAAAGGATAAACATCCATTAGGTAGAGACCCACTGGGAAACAAAGAAAATGAGAAAGAGAGAAAGAGAGAAACTCGTACAAATGAATCAAATAAAAAAATAGCACAAGAATATATAAACGGAATTTCGGCAAAAAAGAGGATTTTAAGTGAAAAAACACAAAAAACTGACCTTTTGGATGAAAATAATTTGTTAGATGACAGTAAATTTTAACAAACATTAAAAAGTTTATATTTATATGTGTTAGTTTATGTACATAGGTTAAATTATAGGGAAATAAATGAAAAAAATAAAACATTCTAAGGTTAAGAATACCGGAGTGTTATTTGAGCTTTTAGTAAGACAAATAACATTGGAGGTACTTAATGGTGATAAGACTGAGAACGCAAAACATATAGTAAAAGAATTCTTTGCCGCAGGTACGGAATTAAATAAAGAATTACGTCTTTATGATTTATTATTAAAAGAAAAATACAATTCGGAATCAAAAGCTGAAATGTTTGTTGAGACTGTATCACAGGCTCATTCTAAATTAAATGTTATAAAGTTATCTAAAGAAAAATACAATCTTATTAAAGAAATTAATTCAAAATTTGAATTAGAGCAATTTTTAACATCTCCTATAACTAACTATAAAGTATTAGCATCAATATATAAAGTGTTTGAATCTAAGAAATCTGAAAACTACGATATTAAAGATGTATTTAATTCTAAGATTACATTAATTGAGAACATTATCTCTAGACCTCCTCTAAACAAAACAATTGAGGTATCCGATAGTACAAAACTAATAGAAACCTATAAACAACAAGATAAAGACCTAAGATTATTAACCTATAAGATTCTTGTTGAGACTTTCAATAAAAAATACACAAATTTAGATGAAAAACAAAAGGGCTTGTTAAAAGAGTATATTAATAACATGTCTAATACATCTAAATTTAAAGATTATTTAGCAGTAGAACTTCCACAAATTGTGAAAGAATTAAAAACAATTAAATCTAAAATATCAGATAAAGTAACTACAATCAAATTGTCAGAAACTATTTCTGTTTTAGAAAAAATGAAAATTGGTAAAACTGTATCTGATAATAATGTTTCATCTATCATGCTTTCTTATGAGTTAATCAAAGAATTAAAATCAAAGGTAAATGTCAAATAGACTAAAAGAAATAATCAGAGGGATAGTTAAAGAAATCCAAGACGAAAAGGAATTGGAAGAAATGACTGGAACTGGTGCAGTTGCTGGATACGATACTCCAAACGCATTTTCAAAACCTGGCCAAACTGCAAAGAAAAACAAAAGATTAGCTAACGTAACTGGTGGTGAGGTTGTTGATGATTTAGAAGAAGCAAAGGATTATTTGAAAAACGATGTTCCTGCTAATTCTAAAAAACCATTAGCAATAAAGCCAACGGCAATTAGTTCAGCTGATGCTGGTGGTATTGCTGATAAGAGTGGTATGATATTAGCTAAAGAGGATGAGGAAGCTAGTTTAAATGAAAATCGTTGGTTAGAAATTAAAAACGGAGATGGTTCACCTAAAGCTAAAATGAGCAGAGGTGTAACATCTATCAAACAACAATTGGGTGAAGTAGAGAAATTTGTTAACTGGTATTCTAAAATAAAAAATGAGAATGGGGTTAAAAGAGGAGATTATTATAAAAGAACAAATAAGAGTTTACATAAGATAAAAGAAAGGTTAATGAATCTTTCAGAAAAAATAAGAACTTTATAAAATGCCAGCAGTATCAAAAGCACAACAACGATTTATGGGTATGGTTCATGCAGTACAAAATGGAGACATGGAAGCACCATCTAAAGAAGTTGAAAAAGCAGCTGATTCAATGAGTAAAAAAGATGCAAAAGATTACGCATCTACATCACATAAAGGTCTACCAAATAAAAAAGAAAATATGAACACATCAATTACAAAATCAAGACTAAAAGAATTAGTTAAGGAAGTAATGACAGAAGAAACCGAATATCAAGCGTTTTTTGCTAAAGCATTAGAAAAAGCTGGAAAATCTATTCCATCTATGAGTGATGAAGAAAAGAAAGCTTTTTTTAATAAGATTGATTCTGCTTGGAACGGTAAAGGTGATAAGAATGAAGCATTGGTTGGTGGACAAAAAGAATTAGATGTTGATAAGGATGGTGATATTGAAGGAGATGATTTAGCAGATTTAAGAGCATCAAAAAACGAAGCTAGAGATTCTAGCGGAAATGAATTTCCTGAACTTGAAGATGTTAAAACAGCTGTTAAAAAAATAATCCAAAATAATGATGTTGAAAAGCTTTTAAGAAATAAAGTTACTGCTTATCTACAAAAAGAAAAAGGATTTACTGGAGCTGGTAATACAAATAGTAGTAGATTATACGATAAAGTAATAAATGATTTACTTAAACACTAAGAATATATAATGAAAGGACTTTTAATAGAAACAAAATTATTTGAGGGAAAAGTACAAGAAGATGAAGGTGGAAGAACCATTGTTAAAGGTATTCTACAAAGAGCTGGTGCTGAAAATCAAAACGGAAGAATTTATCCGAAAGAAATCCTAATGAGAGAAGCTAAGAAGTATGAGGTATTCATTAAAGAGCGTAGAGCATTAGGTGAATTAGACCATCCGGATTCTACTGTAATTAACTTAAAGAATGTTTCTCACAATATTAGAGAGATTCATTGGGACGGTGATGATTTATGTGGAACTGTTGAAGTTCTATCTACTCCATCTGGTAACATCTTAAAAGAATTATTAAAAGCTGGTATCCTATTAGGTATTTCATCAAGAGGTATGGGTTCTACTCGTAACTTATCTGGAAACAAAGTAGAGGTACAAGAAGATTTTGAATTGATTGGTTGGGATTTTGTATCTAACCCATCTACACATGGTGCATTTATGGTACCTGTAAACGAATCGGTTAATAGAGGTTTACAACAAATAGGAACTGATGTTTGCGGAGACTTCTGTAAAGCACAAGACTTAATGAGAGAAATAATAACTGAAATAGCATAATAATGGCAAAGAACTTTGATATATACGATTTCGTACACAACAATAAGATAACCTTAAAAGTTGATGGCAATAAAGGAACTACTGTAGCGAAAGCATACAATGATATCCGTAAAACTAACTTGAAAGAAGTAAAAATAGTTAATGGTAAATTCAGTTTAGCTGAAAACTTAGAAGATAGAAAATTATCAAATGAAGTTAAAAAACACTTCTTAGAGATTATTTCTACTTACAATACTTTCCAAGACCAAATGAGAAGACAATCTGATTTGACTGAAGTTGCAAATACTTTAGGTGCTATCGTTGAGGCTGCAAAAGAAATGACATTAAGAGAAAGCGGTGATTGGTTTGATGCAGTGACTGTAAAAAGAAATATGACTGAATTAGATAAGTTAGGTAAATCGTTTGATAAGTTTGCTGTTGAAGCAAACTCAATGGATGAAAGATTACATTCTTTATATGAAGATATGGGTCACATCTTAAATCGTTACTATGAAATCGCTGATATCTCTGTAGATACAATGAAAGAAAGATTAGGTAAAAAGAAATAATTATGATTCGTTTAGGTGGTTTAATATCGCAAAAAGCATTTGGTAAATTTGAAATGGGTAAAGTAATTTCAAATCCATTTGCAACGGCATTCATTAAAGAAGGTGAAGGTGAAGACCATGAAGTTTCTATGGCAAACAATTCATTGGATACCATTATTAAAATGGCAACTGAATTGAAAGCTAAAATGGGAGAAAACGAAAAGGATATTCCTGCTTGGATTCAAGACCATATTACTAACGCAGCTAATTTTATTTCACAAGCATCAACTAACTATCACGAATACGGAACAAACGAATCGGTAAATGAAGGAGCTGGTAGAGAAGCAATGGGAATTGCTAAATTTACTGGTACTCGTGCAATTGCAGTACAAAAATTTATAGATGATTTTAATTTGAACGCTAAAAAGCTTTTTAACTTTATAGCTAAAGGAAAATTAAAAGATAGAATGGACTTTGCAACAGCAATAAGTGGAACACGTGGTAACAAATATCAAGGTAATTTTGTAGGTATGTTCGGAGAAGGTACACTAAACGAAGATTCTGAAACAAAGAGATTGGAAATGCTAATTAAAAACTTGGAAGAAACAAATAAACTATTAGTACAACAACTTAAAGATAATAAAAGTTTAGCAAATAATAAAAAAGAAAATATTAAAAAATCAATAGTACTAAACTTAGATTTAATTAACTATTATAAAAAATGGTTAAAGGATTATCAATCAGCTGCAAACGAATCATTAGTAAACGAAGACGGCCCTTGTTGGAAAGGATATAAGCAAGTTGGTATGAAAGATAAGGGTGGCAAGCAAGTTCCTAATTGTGTTCCAAATAAATAAATTCTAAAGAAAAGTATAGTTTTTTTACGTTTTGTAAAATTTTATATATTTATTCTTAATAATAACCTATTAATTTAGGTTTTTCTATTGGTAAATGAATACTCTCGTTCTATGAGAAGTGACCAAAACGCCAATCAAAAACATACATTGAAGTCCACAAATTTAATGACTTCAGAAATCCGATAAATAAGGAAAACAAATGGCAAGTTCAAAATTGTTGAAAGAAGCAATTGCTGATGCTAAAGCTGTACGTGAAACTGCTATCGCTAATGCTAAAATCGCACTAGAAGAAGCATTTACTCCTCGTTTACAATCTATCTTATCTCAAAAATTACAAGCCGAAATGGAAGGTGATGAAGAAGATACGGAAGATGCAGTAAATGAAGATAATGATACTTCAAGTGAAATAGCTAAAGGTGATAACAAACAACCTGCAGATAAAGCAAATTCAGCACAAACTGACCTAAGTGGAATCTCTAAACAATCTGGTGAGCCAGGTAGCGAAGGTGAAGAAACTAAAGTTAAAGACCTTACTGAAGGCGAAGATGAGTTTGGTGCAGAAGAAGAAATTCCTGCAGAAGAACCAGCAGCTATGGAAGGTGAAGACATGGCTCCAGAAATGGACATGGATGCAGATGACGAAGATGAGTTAGATTTAGAATCTATCATCAGAGAGTTAGAAGCACAAATCGCAGGTGAAGAAAGTGAGGAAGAAATTCCTGCTGAAGCACCAGCTATGGAAGGTGAAGAAGCGCCGGTTGAAGAACCAGTAGCAGCTGAACCAACTGAAGCACCAGCAGTAGAGGGTGAAGACCCAGCTATGGCTGATGATGAAATTGACTTAGACGAGATTCTAAGAGAAATGGGATACGGAGAAGATGAAGCTGAAGAAGAAAAAGCTGACGATGCAACTGAAACTCAGGCTAAAATGGAATCATTACAGTCTGAATTAGAAGAAGCATTAGCAGTAATTAAATCTTTAAAAGGAACAATCAACGAAGTAAACCTTTTAAACGCTAAATTACTTTACACAAACAAATTGTTCAGAAGTTATAACCTAACTAACGAACAAAAAGTTAAAGTTGTAGAAAATTTAGACAGAACTTCTAACGTAAGAGAAGTTAAATTAGTTTACGCAACACTTTCTGAATCAATGAAATTCACAGGAACTGAAAGAAAAGTAGCTCAAGTTAAAAAGAACATTACCGAAGGTATTGCTTCTAAGGCTCAAGCTTCAACAGCTCCTAAAAAAGAAATTATTTCTGAAAGTAATGAATTAGCAAATCGCTTTAAGCAATTAGCTGGTATCATAAAATAATAATCCATAAAAAAATAAATAAAAATGGCAAATTTTGATTTAAGCAAACTTATGGAAGGCAAGAACCCACAAGCGGTAATGTTGGCTGAAACACGTCAATTGAAAAGCAAATGGGAGAAAACAGGTCTTCTTGAAGGTATGAAAGATAGAGACCAACACTCTATGGCAGTTCTATTAGAGAACCAAGCTAAACAATTGTTGGATGAGGCAACTCAAACAGGTACATCATCAGGATCAGAAGAATGGTCTGGTGTTGCTTTACCTTTAGTAAGAAGAATCTTCGGAGAAATCGCATCTAAGGAATTCGTTAGTGTTCAACCAATGAACCTTCCTTCAGGTCTTATTTTCTTCTTAGACTTCAAATATGGTTCTTCTCAAGGTGCACAAGGACAATTCGCTGGTAAATCACTTTTTGGTGGTACTAACGTAACTGGTTCAGCAGCTAACTTCGGTAGAACTGACGCAGCAATAGGTGGTTTATATGGTGAAGGACGTTATGGCTATTCAGTAAATGATGCAGTTTCTGCAGCAGCAACTGGTAAAGCAAATGCAACAGTAGCTAACACATTCTCATCAGCATCTGCAACATGGTCTGATGTTGGATTTGATGCATCTTTATCTGCATCTGTAGCAGCTGGTGACATTGTTAAATTAACAATTGCAAAAGCTAGTATTTCTACTACTGCTGACACTGAAGCAGTTCGTTCATTCGCTGTAAACAACGCAGCTGTTGCTTCTCAAATTGGTCAATTCAACTATGTATCTGGTACAAATGTTGTATTGTTCGTTTCTGCATCTGATATAACTGATTTCTATACGACTGGTGGTGAGACTATCACTGTAACTTATTCTGAAGTTCCTGTAGCTTACGATAGAGGTGATTTCGAAGATTCAACTGCAAACTCTGCTGGTAACACAACAACTGCATTGGATATTCCTGAAATCGATCTTGAATTAAAATCAGAGGCTATCGTTGCTAAGACTCGTAAGTTGAAAGCAGTATGGACTCCTGAATTAGCACAAGATTTGAATGCATATCATTCAATCGATGCTGAAGCTGAATTAACTTCTATGTTATCTGATTATATCTCTTTAGAGATTGATTTAGAAATCTTAGATATGTTAAAATCAAACGCTTTGACTACTGAATACTGGTCTACAACTGTAGGTGAGGAATATGTACAAGGTGCTTGGTCTAATATCGGTGGTTCTTCAAATGCATACACAAAGAATGCATGGTTTCAAACTTTAGGTGTTAAATTGAACAAAGTATCTAACAAGATTCATCAATTAACATTAAGAGGTGGTGCTAACTTTATCGTTGCTTCTCCTGATGTTTGTACTGTTTTAGAATCAATTCCTGGATTCGTTGTAAATGCAGATAAAGATGCAATGCAGTTCGCTGCTGGTGTTACTGCAGTTGGTTCTATGAGTAATAGATACACAGTTTACAAAAACCCTTACATGACTTCTAACGAAATCTTGATGGGTTATAGAGGTAACAACTTCTTAGAGACTGGTGCTGTTTACGCTCCATATGTACCATTGATTATGACTCCATTAGTGTATGACCCTCAAAACTTTACGCCAAGACGCGGAGTAATGACGAGATACGCTAAGAAGATGGTCCGCCCTGAGTACTATGGAAAAATCTACATCAAAGATTTAAGCGCTATTTAATAAATAGTTTTTGAATTAATGATTGGATAATTCTAATAATCTTAGATATAATCTATAAAATTGGGAGGGAAGAAATTCTCTCCCTTTTTTTTGCTCTTTTGGGTTTCTTAAACATTCTTATATTTATAGGTAGAAAACAAATTAAAATAAAATGGGACAACAAAAAGGAAATCCAACACCATCGTATCAAAATCAGGCATACGAAACATTAAGACCAAATACTAATGCTAGAATCAATAG